AAAAATCTCAATAAATAGATTTTTTAGTTTTGTTATTGTTGTTACCCTTGTGTTCATTAAACTTTTAAATTAGTGACGTAATTGTCTTTTAAAACAGTTTTTACTTCAATTTTAATCATCACTCCATCTTCCACTCTGCTTATATCTAACAAATTTATCTCTGCCCACCTTCCATCAAGCTGAAAAGAACTTAACAGATTCCTAAATATTGACGGGTATTGTATAGTATTCACATTAGAAGATGTTGACTTTGGGTTCAAGCCTATTTCAGGAAATTCCGGTATATCTCCTTTTAATGTTGATAATTTGGTATCTAATGATTGTTTTAAAGCATCGTTAAACATTACAACATCTAAATCATCATTTATAAATTTAACGTCCTTATTTATATCCTTACCATATATATTTTCATTAACTAAAGTGTCAATAATATTAGGAATATCGAAATTCATGTTATTTTTCAGACTTACTGAAAATATAGTTCCTCCCTCGTTAGTATAATCTTCCTCAATCTTAAAATTACTAACAGCTATATCTACCCAATCGTCTTGTGGAGATTGAGAGCCTGTTGAATTTGAAACTTGCTCAAATGTTTCAAATTGTTTTAACCCTCTTTGAAACTTTATACTACTGTCAAATTCTCCTAATCGTGAACTTCTTGCCCACTTTGACATTTTATTGCAAGTGAACAACTTACCTTGAACTTCAGTAAATTTATCTAATAGTTCCCAATAAATTGTATTGTTGAACCGGGAACCATATATTTCCCATATTGATTCAATTTTGTAAGATTCTGATAACAATCTTCCTAATTCCCTGAAAGATTCGTTTGGTGTTGATCCTCCATTATAAAAATTAACAATAGGTTGTAGGTCTTCGTTAATAAATATAACAAAGTCATTGAAGAACTTCCTCAAATCATAACCTGTTTTATTTTTAAACTCAGATAATCCCATTAGCTTAATAAATTAACTATTTCTGAACCTACCGTATTTATCCCTTTTTGTATAACATTAGTTGATAATGTTTTTATCAAAGAACTACCCCCAATATTTGATTTTAAACTACTCAAAGGGGCTATTGTTTTTAAATTTAAGTTATACTCCCAAATCATATTCTTATCTTTCGTTTGAGATATTGTTATTCCTGCTGGAGGAACTGCTACTAAATAACTTTCACCTAACGCTAAATTATAAAAATATAGCCTAAACGGTTTTCCATCTCTATCTACACCATTACTTTTTGAAACAATAGCTTTCAAAATCCTTGTTGCTCCATATCCTGTCTTTACTCCTAAATTGAATAAAGGTGAGTTTAGAGAAAGTGTTCTATTCGTTGTGCCTATTTGTGTTAAATCATAAACTCCTGCTGTTGTACTATATGCAACCCCCTCAATAGAGGGTTCGTTGTCAGACAATAATATCTTAAAATTACGTCCAAAATTACCTTTCAACGTAATGTCTTCTGGCATGAACGTACTTGAACTCAATACTGTAACTCCCGAAGAAGTATTTCTGATGTTAGTTCGTTTAGGTTCGCTTTTACTTATTGATTCAGGGGCAATAGGGAAAGACAAATAATCAATGGTCTGCCCTGAACTATTTGTCAATTCAAGAGCTACCATATAGACCTCAAAATCATAAGGAAACAAAGCATTAAGCCCGGAACGACCTAATGTTTGTAGTTGATTCTGATACCTTCTTGTTATCTGCCCTAAATCCATGCTCTACTTTGTTTACCTTAAAATTAATAAAAAATAATGGTTTTAAAAAATTTAATTAAGCTATTGTTGCTGTTGCCGGGGCAGTCGTTGCTCCCGTTTGCGCTGCCGCTGTTCCCGTTGTAGAAACAGGTATTCCTGTTGGTACTGTTATGGTTGCAGACAATATAGCTTCTTGTATAATGGTTGATAATTCATCTGCCAATTCATCCATAGTAGTTTCTGCCTCTTCTGCTGTTGTTTTATCTTTAAACCCCTGAAGCATACTTCTTATTTGTGTCTGTATTGTTGACTTAACTACTGTCATTTTAACTTGTTTTAATTACCTTACTTTTTATTGATTCTAATTGTTGTTTATAAGCTGCAATCTGTGCTTTGTTTAATAGAGGTTGTGGCCCTAATGCTGTTGAAACAAGAGAATTTGATATTTCTGTAATTAATCCATCTAATAAATCAGCTAATGTATCTCCTAAAACAGAAGGTTCATTAAATTCACCTATTCTAAGTTCATTTTCGGGCTTTATATATACGTCTTGTCCATCTGCTCTTATTTCGCATTTAACATCCCCAGAAAGGCTGTCAATAGTCTTAATTTTGATTTCTCCTGATGACTGAGCGTTGATTTCTTTATCAGCGTTTATATGAACCTTATTTGATGTGTCTATATTTAATACACCACCGTCCTTTCCTTTTACTGATAAATTTATTACACCAAACTCTTCTTTGTCATCAACAAATATATTTAGAATGCCCTTTTCTGCATCGGCTTCAATTTTTACTTTGTTATTTTTGTATGCCTTTTCAAGTTTAAACCTATATTCAGAAAGTAATTCTGTTTCATCTTCTTTAGATACCGTAGAAACTACAATTGGTTTATTTGTAAATTTTTCAGAAACGAATATTACAGGGCTTCCAAGTTTTTTAGTGTCAACAGGGAAGGTTATATCCCTAAGGGCTTGTTGTGATATATAACAATCCTTTACCATGCTTCCAGACTGTTCTATATATACACACACCCTTTCTCTATCATAACAATTACGTACATAATCATCCCTTTCTAAATTAGAAGGAACCATTATATAACCTATCCCCACCGGAGGGAAATTGTTTGATATTTTATTACGACTAACTCCCTGCATTATTGAAATTGTTTTCTGTTAACAAAGAAATCAAACACTTCGTCTCTTACTCCAAAACTTGTCTTTATATTTTCTTTTGATCGTGAACCTTTTGCTCCTGATTCTGAATTTATATTTTCAATAAGATTTTGATATAACAATTCTGTGTCTATTATATCAAAGTAACTTATCCACTCTTTTCTTACTTCTCCATTCAGCTCATAATCTACCATACTTCCCTTTATATAATCGAAAATCATTCCTCTTTCTACGTTTATAGTTGTGGTTCTTTCTATTACACCTTTACCTATTGATAGAGAATGAGAAACCTGAGTTACATAGAACAATTCATTAGTCTTATTGAATTTAATGAAAGTTCCACGTTTTATCCTTCTATCCCCATTTATTGTTATTTGTCCTCTACGTGTAAATTGAAGATATTGATTTGATTCAATTATATATTTATAGTCCGGCAGTAATGTATTTAAAAATAAATTAAAGTCTTGATTTGAATTTTTATCACCCTTTAAAGCACGAACAGAAATGTAATTATCTTTTTCTACCAACCTTTGGTTTCCATAAACCTCTGCAATCCTATCTACATAGACAATAGGGAGGTAAGCTAATGCACTAAAACCATCTTCCCCTAAAAATGTGTTTTCAGGTTGTAATTGATAATAGCTGTAAAACCTTTCATCAAATTCTAAGTCATATCTAATCAAATCTTTATCTTCAATTGTTATGAATTTACCTTGATTTACAACATCCTGAATTTGTTCTTTTGAAGTTGGCGGTTGGCGTACAACAAAATCAAACGTATCCCCATTCGTATCTCCCCAAAATTCCACAAAAGGTTTCTGACATAATTTATTTATCAGTTCAAATAATGTGCCATCTGGATTAGCAAGGCTGTCATCTGATATTCTTCTGTCCTCTGTCGGTGGGTCTATAAATAGCTTTACAATCTGCCATATACCCTTCACTTTCTTTTGTTCTAAATAAGTTTTATCTTCAGTAGGATATTCATACACTTTTGATATTTTATCTCCGTAAGCTGCAAACAAATCATCCGGGACAATACCTAAATTAGAAAGGTGGTTGATGACAAAACCTAAAGATTGTTTGATTGACTTCATTACATAAGCAAAGAAATAATCATAAGAACCACTTACTTTATTTCTCTGAATTACTCCTGTAGCAGAATCTCCACCCCAAATCCAATTTTTATCACTACCTTCTGCATATCTTACTGGAACAAAGAATGCACCATCATCTATTAATAGTTTAGTTAGGTCTCTCCCTTCTATATTTACAAACTGATCTGTACTTTGAGCACTATAAGAAGACCTGACATTATCTATTAAACCTATCATGTCCCAATTTCTCGCAAAAGGTAAATCTTCTGATTCTCCTACAAGCAATGTTTTGTTTATTTCAAACGGCCTATCTAATTGCGAGCTATCTTCATTTTCTTGTTCAAGATTTAGTTTTTCATACCTAATAAATACAACATCATTCTTTTGAAAGTGTTTAGAGAAGAAATCTAACACACTTGATTTAGAAGGGTTGTCTGTATTGAAATAATTAATAACCCCAGAGCCGGAAAATTGAATTTCTTCTAAATCTACAATCGGGTCAGCTATAATATTAAATGAACCTGCACCTTCACCCTTACTCGTGTTTAGATTAGAAATAAATGGAGAAAGGTTAATAATGCTATTTAATGCCCTACACCATACCCAAACACGCAAGTTTTCATTAATTATTTGTGTATTTACTGTACTTTTTATATTTCTTACCCCAGAATCTAATGTAAGATTTTCAGTTTTTACAAAGCCGTCATTTGTTATTAGCGCATTGTAATTATCAGACCAATAGGTAAAGAATTTTTGTTTTTGGTTTAAATATTGATTGTCCCCATAAAGAGTTATCGTATGTAAATCGGTATTTGTTTTAGGGATAATTAAATCTGTGTTGGGGGCTATTATACTTAAATTTCCATTCAACCAATCGTTTTCATATTCTGCTTTCTGTATTTCATTATAGTTCTCATAAATCCTTTCTAAATTACTATACCCTGTATCTTCCTCATAATCTAAAAAAGACTGTTTGGATAAATTCCATATACGTGTATCGTTATCCTGTAAAAATTGTTCTACAGTTGTATTTTCTTTTCCTAAATACGGTATTCTTACGTAATCTGCCATGTTAATTACCCTTCTCTTTGTGCATCTTTAACTCCTCTTTTTACTCCACGAGCTACAGCGTCTTCCATTTTCTTATAGTCAGTAGAATCTTCCTGTACTTCCTCCCTCTTTTCTTCAGAAAAAACCGTTTTTGCTAACTCGTTAACTTCACCTATTAATTTAGAAGTGAAATCTACAACGTCTTTACCATAAGTTTGCATTATAGCTTCAAGCCTCTTTGTTGCCTTTTCTCCTTCCCAAACAAAATCTCCGGCTTGTTTAGTATAATCAAGGCCTAACGTTGCAACATTTTTTTCACTCTTCTTTTTCTGTAAGGAAGATAAAGTTTCTCCTTTTTCAAGTTGTGTTATATCAGTATAAGATAGTTTACCTCCAAACATTTCATAAAGAGCGTTCTGATAAAGCTCTCCACCTCCTGTCATTCTTTCCAAATTCTTAAATACAGAAGACAATGCTTCGGTGTGTTCTAAAGGATTTTCCATTGCAGCACGGGTTTCAAACCATGTCGCTTCAGGCATTGCTTCTCTAAACGCACGAGCCATCATAGTTCTTGCTACAGGGTTCCTTGATTGCCCTAACCCCTGTATAGCATCAACACTCCTATCTAATTGCCTTCCTTCAAACCCCGTAATTTCTTTAATTCCTCCAATAGCAGCAGCAACAGCATCGGTATTTATTTGTCCTGATACAGAAAGTATTCTATTTGATGTTTGATTAAATGTACCTAACAATTCCTGAAGAATAGCATTATTTTTATCTGAACTATCTCTTAATATCTCTATTATATTAGATGTTCTTGTATCTCTTGTATTTACCCCACCAACTGTCATAGTTGGAGAACGACTATATCTACCTATACCAGACAATTCTCTTAAACTTCCTGCATCAAGCCCAAATACCCGTTCAGCAGCCATTAAATTTAAAGCATCACTCCCTCTTAAACTTAAAGCAGCTGGTCTTTGATAAAACTCCATTTTTTGTGCTGCTTCTGCTGGGTTTAACCCCATAGGTGCATATAAATGTCTTGATTCAGGAGTGTAAATTCCTGCTTCTTCTGTTACAGACGTTCCTCTTAATCCAGCTAAACTTCCTGTTGCTTTCCCTAATTGATCAGCAGAACTTATAAATCTATTCCCAACCATAGAAAGCCCTTGCCCCATAACCGGAATTAAAGCAAGTGCTGCTGCTGCCATATATAATTCATTCTGTGAACCAGCAACAGTAGATAACGCTCTATTTGCTCCAGAACCAGCACCCCTGCCAAAATCTTTAAATTTTCTTCTTTCCTCAACCTCTTCTTCACCTACTTCACCTAAAATACCTCTTTGAATAGTTCTACGTAAAGCCTGTTCCGGATCGCCACTTATACCTAATTTGTCAAGAGATTTGTCCCTACGTATTGTTTTCTCAACAGTTTGTCTGTCTGAACGTATTTCTTCTTTGGCAGTTGACTTTACGGTATCTATTAATTCACGTAGCAACTCAACCTGTAACTTATCTTCACGTGAAGAAGCTGATACTTGTTGTAATCCTTGTTTATATTGAGAAGCATCAATAGCACCAGAAGTTTTCTGTTGCATTAAAGAAGTTCTTTGAGACTGTTCGTCAAGTTTATTACGCTTTTCTATCAGCCTAATTTGCTCTTCTATATCTCTTAAAACCTCCTTAGAAGAAGTAGAGTAAGCACGTGACGAACGAATCATATCACGTGCTAAATCATTTGCAGATTGTCTTAATCTACTAACTCCACTATCATCTACTGAAACACCTATCCTTTTATCTTGTGCCATGTTTTATTCTAAATCAGGAAAATCATTCATTTCATCACGAGCCTGTTCAATGAATTGTTCATCTGTAACATCACCAACTTCTATCCAATCTCCCACGTTAGGTTTATATTCATTGTCTCCCTGAAGTTCATCGAAAAGTTTATCTTCTTCAAATTCAAATAACTGGTCTAAAAAAGAAATTTCCCTATGAGCAGATGAGTTAAATGCAACACCGTGCTTTTTACGCCACCAACGGTCAATAGGGAAATTCAAATTCCACTCTATAATCTTATCACGGACACTTTTTTCGTCCATATTTAAAATTATTTCTTAGGGTTGAACAATTTTAAAACATTTTCCCACCAAGGAATAAATTGTTCTTCATAAGCATCTTTTAATTCAAGATAATCCTCAACCCCAAGTTCTTTAAAATTCTTACACTTCAAATCCTTCATCAGTTCAGGAACCAAAATAGACATAAACGCTTCAATATCTATCATGTCAGCAGCATGTGAAGCTGTTTGCATATTGGACTGAATAATAGAATTATAAAACCCCTTACCTAATACCTGTTTTGATGCTTCAATATCATAGTACTGCCCTACTGTGGGAACCTGAACAGGATATTCTTTACCCTTAACTTTAAAATTTAGTGTCTCAATCATGTTTATTTAATTTATTACGGATTTAATGATGTTGGTTGCAGGAATCTACCTGATGTGTTATAGGAAGCAACTCCACCTTCAGAAATCTGGAAGTTTTGGCTGTCTATAAAACATTTATCAATCTTAATTAGGGTCTCTCCGGTTTTATTAGAAGATGTTGCTAATTTAGTTGCAGGGTCAATCGTTGCTGTTTTCTTATATACTACAATAGAGAAAGAAAATTCTCCCATGACCAAAGTGTCAATAAATGCTTGAACGCCTCCGGTTCTATTCAACATTTCCTTAATATAAGGTTGTTTAAAGTCTATAAAGAAAAAATCACAACTAAATGTTCCTGAGTGTCCGACTGCGGGAACCTCTTGATTTACGAGATTCCCCAACCCTTTTACCTCTGCCCTTTGTATATTCTCATTACATGTTAATGAACGTATATATCCAGCAGGTTTATTATTTATTGTAATATAAGCCTTTGGGCTTGTTAATACTGTATTAGCCATTTATATTTATATTTTATGATCTAAACAGAAATCCTGTGAAGAAAATCTTGTTTATTTCGTTATTAACAACAACAGCATAAGTTACATTGTAAGCATCTTCTTGTTGCGTTACGGTAACATTTCTGAAATCTAAAAGCAAATTATCAGCAAGTTCAGAAACCGTTCTGCTTTGAAGGTAACTTTCTGTCCAATTCTTCAAAATGCCGGGAGATAAATTTCCTACATTTACACCATTCTCGTCTGACAACAAATCAATTTCAGAATTAACAATCAATTCTTTGTTAATCTGCTCAACAACCCTCATAAACTGAATAGAGTGAGATTTACCTGTATTTGTAAACAAAACTTTATTATTTTGGAGAGTGTTAACTCCTTGAAGAATTGTAAACCTATTTAAAGACTTATTGTTATACAGGACTAATACTCCTGCGTCAAGAGCACGCTCCTTCTCAATCTTAGAGAGGTTATGAACCAACTTATCTACACCTACTGTTTTATTAGTAATTGGCACTTGAGGTTCTTTTCCGGCTGTTCTACCCACAACTTTTGATGCTGTGTAGATAGAAGGCCAATACCTGAATCCTTCACTTACTGCCTGACTTGCTTCACCAACTGCTCCGTGAACCACTGTTACATAAGGGCTATCGAAATAAGCACCCATTTCTAATGAACCGTCCGCTCCATCAAATTCATCTTCATTATCTCCACCACCTACGAACATATTTGATTTGAATTTGGCATCATTCAAAATATGTGCCAAAACAGCACCATTTTCAGTAGCATCATAACCATCTACTCCGTATTGATCTGTAACTACAAAACTAAAATTCTCTTCTGCTAAATCTTGAAGTGCAGCGGTAAGATTAGTAGTAGAATAAGTCTCAGTACCTCCTGTTGCAAGTTCATAACCTGTTATTGCTCCAACGTCTGTTGAATCAACAGAGCCATCCCCTGTTGCTGTAGAAGTAGAATCAAGACTAAACATTGCCCCGAAACTTCTATTTTCATTTGCCCAATCAATAAGTGTTTGAATATTATCAAATTCAGGTGATTGTGCAACCAATAGGGGTTCTGCATCTTCTTCATTAACTTCATCATAAGGAAGTCCATCCGTATGCAACCCTTTGAAAGTGCCACGCCAGATTTTAAAGATCCATTTAGCTGTATCAATCACACCTGTTTCAATAGTGAAAGCATATCCCTTTTTAAGATTTCCTCCTGTGGTTTCTTCACCATTACCAATAAGACCTTCGTCTCTAACTTTTATAGTAAAAGTTCCACCATTAGTACCCCCTCCAACTGCTGTAAAAGTCATTGTTGCTGCTGCGGTTGTTGCAGCTCTAACATGAGTTACAGAAGAAGCACCAAGTGCAGCAGCTTCAGGATCAGGACGGAAAAATGCGTCTGCCATTTTCCAAAACATTCCACCTTTAAGGAAAGAACGGTAATCATCTACGTTATCAAACTTGTAGATAGCATCTTGACCAGAATCAAGTTCTCCATCAATTCCAGCTCCACCGCCCCAAGTTGCACCTAAATTACCTGTATCTATTACAAGAACTTTACCGTAGTCAAGTTCTAATGGAGTATTACGTTCACCGGAAACTATTGTTGAATACGCTCCGGGTAACTTTACTCTTTTATTATCAAATATAAATTCAGTCGCCATTTTTTAAAATTCCTTTATTCTAACGAAATTTGTTCCTTTAAAATTAATAAAATTAAAGCACATTTAAAAATCAATTCTTTCTTTTTTAAAAAGTTTCTTCCAGTCCGTTTTAGACATGGAATCATTTTTAAATTTTTTCAAAACATGTTGACGTACAACCCCTACTAATCTGAGTTCGTTACATATCTGAAAAACATTCTTATTTGAAGGTTTCTTTACCTCTTTATCAGTTGTTTCCATAAACTTCTTGTGTAAAATTAATTGCATTAACGATTTGTTCTCTCATTATAGAAGGAGCTACAACTTCCATTTGAGTTGAGATTTCTATTGATTTCATAATTACCGGAACTGGAGTTATTTCATTATTTGCCATCAATTCTTTCATACTAAAAGAAAATTGTGGGAATATATCTGAAAGTGTATCATGTGCTCCTAACATTACCTGATACAAAGTTTCACAAACCAATATAGTTGAAAGTGTGTTATTGGAACTAACTACTAATTCATAAGTAGAAGCCTTTGTGTCTCTATATTCCGGCTGAAACTCACCCCCTATTATCTCTCCTTCTCCTACACTTCCTATGCTATTGTAATTACCACTTCTTCGTGCTGGTTCACGTAACCATATATTAGGGATGGCATTCAAATTTTTATTATATTGAAGACTTACATTCAATTTGTTTGGGCTATACTTACTCCGACTAAATATACCTTTAGCTTCTGAATAAAAGTCGAATTTATCATCGGTGATGTTATTCCACACTTTATATAAAAAAGACTGATTTTCCGTCCCATTCGCAATATTATCAGATATATCTGTGCCTACAAGATTAATAAGGCTTTCAATAACTGTTTTCATGTATATAATCGGTACTAATGCCATTATTTATCTGTTTAGTAAGAAATTATTTACTTCTTCATCAACTATCTGTTCAGCATTTATTTGTTGAAGTGTTTTCTCCATCAACTTTAATGCTTTAAATCCGGGATGAACCCAACTATCCGGGTCACTTTTACTACTAATCCTTCTGAAAGTGAAATACCCACTTCTTTTTTCTTTCTCCGAAGAAGGCATATTTAACCTTGTCAACCCTTCATAAATAGGTGATTTGTGTTGATAGCCTGTTGTTGGGTTACTCTTTAATTTTTGATACTCAGCAGGTAATTCATCGATATTTACCCCTTGAGTTCTTCCGCCTTCCATTGTTTTACTCTGCACCACCCTTTCTACACTTTTTGGCATTTTGCTTTGAAAGAATGTTGATTCTGCTAATGCTTCAGAAGTAGCATGACGAAAAGGAACTGTAATATACCAACCCCCATCTTCAGTATATTTTTTCTTACTTGATTTCTCCATACCTTCTTTAATATCAAAAGAAGTTGCTCCATCTTCTAACATTAAAGCTAAACTGCTCTCACGAGGGGTTAATCCTATAATCGCATTCTTTTCATCAATACGCTCTACATACATTGAACGTTTATACTCATTACGTGTAGAACCTAAACTTTGATTGATATTATCTTCCCATTCTGTCATATAGGAATCAATAACCCTGTCCAATATCCGGGGTGTTAATGCTGAAACTTCTTCGGCAAGAATATTAAATTCCTCAATTGCTGGTGTTAAATCTACAGATATACCAAACATTACAAATAACTATTATCTTTCCACCCTGTTCCATCATAGTTGGGCTTTGCTCCTACAATTAAATGAACCCTACGTGCAACTGCATTCATAGGTAAAATAATATCTTTCCTTTGTCCTTCTTTATTTACTACTGTCGATCCCCTTAATTCATGAGGTAAATCAATAACATGATATTGTATTTCGTGTTTATACCTTATAGATACCACCTTATTGTAATCAGTAGGGTAATTTGTTATTAGAAGGTTAATAACATACGGATTATCTTCACTAATAGAATATTCTTCTTGAGTTAACCTTCTTAGTTTTTGTTCACTCCCATCAAACACAAATATTTCGTAAACTTCTTTTATCTTGTATGTAGTGAAAACAAAAACCTCTGTTCCTGTATCTCTTACACTTAACACTTCTGAATAACGGCTGTATTTGTCTGCAAAAGATACTTTATCGTAAAAAGATAAAGATTCTTTATCATCATCCCTTACTGTTAAAGATATTGTTCCAGAAAGTTCTAATGACCAATCTTTATATTGATTAGAAAGGTTAATCCCTGAAGCAATTGCGTCTGTCTTTATTGGGTTAATAAATATCCATCCTGTACCAAAACAATTCTGACAAGAAGGTAAGGCACTTTCTCCTTCTCCTTCACATGGACACCTTACAGCTTTCTCAATAATGCAGTTATATCCCTTAGTAGTAATTAAGGCATTGAAATCATCCCTGCGAAATTCTACTTCAGGTTGCCCTATCAAATTTGATGGGGTTGCTGTTCTTATATTTTGTCCTTCTAATGCCATATATTAAAGTACAGTAAAATTAAAGCCCTTATAATAACCCTTTAATCTTTTCAATGTCTCTTTTATTTCTTTTTCATATTGTTTTATCCTTGCTGATAGAGCAGCGTTCTCCGCTGACGAAGTTGTTGATATTGACTGACTTAAAGAATCTATACCTAAACTCATTGATGCTATTCCTGCACCTAACACAATATCTCCCCACACGTTCAGGATACCTAACGTGCTAAATTTACCCACTACATTAATTATATCTTCCGGTAAATTATCCTTACTAAACCCAGTTACATATTGTGCCCTCCAATAGTCAGGAATGTTTCTGTAACGTTGCAATCCTATCTGTGAGGTCATTCCAGTTAAAATAACATCCCCGGAAGTTTCTACTGAAGTTGTTCCTCCGTTAGGTACAATTGAAATTCTCCTATTAAATAACCCTTCACTATTGTCAGAAGAATAAAGCCATTCTCTGGGGTAAATAACCTGTTCTAACTTCCTTAACATACCTATTAGGGCTAATGGTTCATTTACCTGATAGGTGGTCTTAAATATAGGGAATTGACGGTAATAATCGTCTCTGTGATAAGAAACAGTTTCTTCATATAATTGAAGGGACATTTTTATATTCAAAAACTTTTCTATTTCTGATTGCCCTGCAAGAATATATGTTCTTTTTACTTCATTAGAAAGTACAGTACCGTCCTTTGACTTAAAATCTAAACCGTAAAAATACATAGCATCCATTTCCATTGCTGACATAACAATGCCTGTATTTTTACGGTATTTACTTATGAAAGTAATTTGAGGCATCTATTACTCTTTATCGAGTTCTAACAACTTATTGATAATTTGCTCTTTTGTTTTGATACCTTGAAGGCTTTTCCCTGATTCTTTATAGATAGCTTTCAAATCATCAAATGATTTTTCTTCAAGGGTTGCTTTCAAATCTTCTGAATTTGTATCTTCCAAGTCTTCTTCTTCAGTAGTTTCTTCGCCTTCCTCTGTTACTTTTTCAGGGGTTTCTATTTCAACTACTTTTTCTCCATTTAGAAGTTCATCAACTTTATTTTTCCAATCCTGAACCTCTAATTTCAACTTTTCAATCTTCTTATCTCTATCTTCTACCTTTTGTTTTTGAAGTTTCAATTGCTCATTAAGATGGTTTAGGGTTTCTTCGTCAGCAGGGTCTAATTCTTTACCCTTTTCATCTGTAATAGGAAGTTTACCTTCTTCAAAAAGATGGTCATATTTGGCTACCAATTCCTTTGCTTCCTTTTCATCTTCAATATTCAATTTACCCTTATTATCAAAAGTATATTCTTTTGAGCCGAACCGGACTTTATGTCCGCTAAATTGCTTTTTTGTTGTTTCTAAAATCATAACAAATATTTATTGTGTTAATATAAAAAGGGGAGGGGAATAATCTCCCTCCCCCTAAAAACCAAACCTATGAAACACTATTACTATGCAGTCTTTTTACCAATATTGTAAATGATACCAATCTTACCGGGCTGATAAAGAACAGGAGTACCATAATTCAGAACTGCGAACCTCAATGCTGGGCTTGTCTGGGCAAAGTCCATTCTCATTGTAGGAGCAAACTGAAGATATTCCATAATATCAGGAGACTTGTAATAAACAAGTGCTCTGTAAGTGTTAGGAAGAATACGGTTACGGTCACGAACCAAACCAGCTGCACCACCATCAAATCCGGCTGCCAATTCTGAAGCAGAAACTTCAAAGATTGGGTAAAACTTAGCAGTTTGATAATTAGCAACGTCAGCTTCAGTACGATAAATCACGAATGATTCAGCAGCGTATGCTCCGGCGGTTGCAGTAAATTTCAAATCAACACTTTCAGTAGTTGCTACAGCCTGTGCAGAAGTACTAACAATTTGCATGGGAGCTTCACCGTAACGATTCTTAGCTGCCACAGCGTAGAAATAAGAACCAGCACTATCACCAAACTTAGTTTTTGTGTCAGTAGCTACAGCAATCGGGGCTGATCCGTCCATTGTTACAGCAGCAGGAGCTTTGTCATTTGATGCTCCGGCATTCCATGCTTTTGCTTCCTTACGGTCGAAGAACTTATCATTTTCAATAGTAACTTTACCATACTGAGTAGTAATGGTTGCTACTGATTGCCCCATGTTTGCGCCTTCTACACCATTAACACCACCTACAAGAACTTGCTTGTACTGTTGGAATTGCTTAGCATAGTCATTGAAAACAGCAGGGTTTGAAACAATATGACTAACTTCACCGAAACGAGTGTTAACAACACCATCAACACTATCCTGAACCATTGAATCACTAAGGATATATCCACGTGCATCGCTTACTGAAGCATCGTCTCCAAAGTAATTGTCGAAAAGAGTTTCTGGTGACATTCCTGAAGTAGGAGCATAAATTTCATTTACCCCCAAAAGGTGTTGACGGAAAATACCATCAAATTCACTTTCAATCTTAGAACTATCTGCAATAGACAATTTCTTGTCAATCTCACGAAGCAATTGAGAAGTTTTATTTTCAACTTCACGTGCCAAGCTGTTCTTGCCGTCTGCTGTCTTAACCAACATAGAAGGATGAGTAACTTGACCACCAAGTCCCATAAACTTAGCTACGATTGACTTCCTACGGTAGTCAGAAGTAGTGAAAGAAGGGGTTTCTCCTTCAAGGTTAAAAATACCTGCATCCTGTCCGTAACGAACCAACTGGTTATATTCATGGACAGTATTGTAAATCTTTTGCTTGTTAATGCCGTTCCACAATACAAGGTCAGAAAGTTTATTTTCCAACACCTTAACTACTGCATCAAGACTTTCAACTTTTAAGCCGGGGCCGTTATGAATTTGGTCATTGTAATCACGACCAGTTCCCAATCCGGCTTCCATTGCTTTAACAATGTCTTGAGCATTATCATTCATCGCTTTGGGGTCAAATCCTTGCCCACTATAATTATATAAATCTGTCATTATTCTAAATATATCTTTTTTAAAACGAAATTCTATTATTTAACGATACGAATACCTTTGTTTTCGTACAAATATTTACAAACATTTTCAGTAGGTAGAGAGTTTCCACCAATAACATTCATCAAGTCACTTTCAATTTGACCTTTCATCAAATCATCTTTTTCTTCAGACATTGATTTCAGCATGATTTCACCAATTTGCTCTCTATCTTTAGCTACTGATAGAATAGTTCTGTCTTCTTCATCTTTTAAAGTTTCCCCTTTTTCAAAATACTGAACTTGACGTACAGATTTAGGTTCTGGAGCTTCATTACCAATCTTTTCAATCTTAGCATTCATGTTTGAAAGCATTTCTGTAAGACCTGAAATTGATTTTTGAAGTTCATCAACCTGAGTAAATCTATCCTCAAAAGATTTAATTAAGTCAGAATTATCAGATTTTTCAATTTTTTCTTCCTTTGGTGTTTCTTCTGATTTTTCTACCTTATCTTCTTTTTCCTCAGTATCTTTTTCTTCATCATCTTCAGATTCCTCTTCTTTCTCAACCTTAACGGTTACTTCTGTTTCGTCTTCAGAATCTTCTTTTTTCTCAGCCTTCTCAATGCTATCTTCTGCACCGAGCTTAATATTGCCTTTTTCAATAGCATCCTTGATTTCATCATCGGACATAAATCCTTTTAGAATATCAAGAATTTCTTTATCAGTATTTGTCATTTTCCAATATTGTCTATGTTTATAAACGAACTTTAATATAAAGTTAATAAATATTCCTAACCTACAAAAATTTTACGTAAAATATTTTGAGAAAAACTTTTTTCTATTACTCCTTTCTTAGACATCTCAATAATAAACTTAGCTTTCTGTAAGTTTTTTTCTTTAGGGTCAAGTGATTCTTTTGTTAATGCATCGTGGCTTTCGGTAGTTACTGTCTTTTTTAACCCATTTCTATCTATCTTAATAGAAAGGTCTTTATTTACAGTTAAAATTGAACCATCTTCCAGCTCATATTGCATAATATATGCTTCATTTGTAATTTCCGGTACTGGTTCTATATAATCTTTTTCTTGTTTTCCTTTTGCTATATCTAACCAACTATTTGAATTTACAGGAGCAAATGTTACAGCACAATGTCTAATTTTTGCTTTAGTGATCTTGTTTTTATTCCACGGGTCTTTTTCTATTGATTTACCCTCAATGCTAAACCCGGCTCTTCTTTTAGAACCACTCTTTTTCATTGCAAGAATTGTGTCGTAAAAATCTCTTGCTTTCTGCTGATGCTCCCAAAGTTTTGCCTTTATGAAAAATTGCTCTCCTTTTACATAAGCATCTACTGGCTCTCCTATCCATGAAGAAGGATCTGCCTTCCGGGTCGGAAAATGTTCAAGATTTATTAAACCGCTGGATAAGAACTCATTAAAGTCATAACCGGATGGTAAAAGTTGTTGTCCTTCAGAATCTTGACTATCATCTGATGCCAGTCCTGTTATAGTCATATTCTTATACCTGTCTTCCCCTTTTGAATTTGAAGCCTTCTCAAACTCTTCCTCTGGTATATCACATCCTACAAAAAAATTAAATTTATTATCTTTCATATATCTTAATAATCATCTACTACGTGACCACGAACTGTCATTTGAAACGAAGTTAGTGCTGTTAAATCTTCCCAATCTATATGTACTGATACAAGGTTTGTATCTTTTCCACAGAACAGTTGAAATACTCTCTCTTGTTATGTTAGAAAGTCAAAATCTTTCAGAACATGAACTTTAGTTGCTTGTGACATCTTTTCCCCATTTATTAAATTCTTCCTGTTTCTCTTTATTACTCTCTGAGTACAACAAAGAATCTATTAATTCAAACCTTTCCTTCTTATTAATTTAAGAATATTTTGAATCAATGAACTTTATTACCTTTTCATACCTTTCTAATTCAAAAGGTTTAAATGAAGATATTCTCTTAGGGTGGAGTTCTATATCCATTACAAATCCGCCATCTTCTGTTTCTCCTAAGAAACTTACAACTTTACTCATCTTTCTCCCCTTTCTTATCCGAAGACGGGCTTTCTTCTCCCGTCTTCTTTTCTGCTTCGCCACTTACCTTTTCCTCTGGACGATCAGATTCATTTTCTTCCGTTTCCCTACGTTTTAACTCCTTTTTAGCAGCTACCCTTAGTTCTTCATCTTTTCCCTTAGAAGCGTTCTCTAATGCCTCCTGAGATGAGTTTTTGGCGTATTCTTCTATTGATTGTTTAGGTTGAGTTTCTTTATCCTCCTGCTTTTTATCTTTTCCGGGTTTCTGCTCTTCTTGCTTAGAAGGTTCTCCGTATTTCTTACCTACACGCTTTAAACGTCTGTTTTCAGGGTTGTCTGCATAAACTCCAGTTCTTGCCTTCTCTATCTCGTCTTCATCTTCACCAAAACCTTTTAATTTTTCCTTATACCCTTTTAGTTCTTTCTGTTGAATGTTCAATTCCTCTTTTACTGCATCGCTACTTTCTGCAAAAGGAGAAATGACTTTAATTAGCCTTTCATGCTCTTTAATCATTTCTATTAAATGTTCTTTTTCTTTAGAGGTTTCTTCGGAAGATGATTTTTCAACATTATCTTTAAACCCTTCTTCCATCTTAGCTAACTCTGTATAGTAATTGGCAGATTCAGTTAAATGATCAATTGCTATTTCTTTTGACTTTTTCTTGTCTTTAGTATGTTCCATCTCAACCTTAATCCCCATTTCTAACTGGTTTGAAATATGGTCTTCTGAAACATTGTGTTTTTTAGCTATTTCTTTTAGTGTTTTATTGTCCCCAATTCCACCTTTTATCTTTTCTGATTTCTCAATCAATTCCTCCCCTAATTCCTTACTTATCTGTCCTGCACTAACAGCCTTAATTATCTTCACTTCCTTTTCCTCAAACCCAAGAACCTTATACAAATTCTCCTTCATATTGAAAGGCATTTCTATATCTTCCAATTCTGTATATTCTATCCACTTGTAATCTTGACCTTCTTTGTTCTGAACTACAACCTGAGTTTCTTCTTTTAAATCTACCTTGAAATAGTGAATCTCTTTACCTTCTTTATCGTAAACAGCTATCTCTTCCAATTCATCTACCCAAATACCTGTTTCTTCAAACAATTCTCTTTGTGCTGCTTCTAAAAACTCTTCTCCTGCATCTACATGCCCACCTGGAACTCCCCACTTACTGCCGTTATTGTCGTGTTGATCACGTTGAACCAACAATAACTTACCGTCCTTATCGTAAACAAGAATATCAGAATATTTTGTTTTACCTGTTTTTGCTTTCAATATTAGGTCATACTCTCGTAAACCTATTTCTTTGCTTTTGTATTTATTTTTAAGGTTGTCGAAAAATTCTATTTCTTTTACTGCCTTGTTTATTTCCGGGTCTGACAATAACTTATCACACTTACTTTTTATTTCTTTGCGTTCCCTAAGAACTTCGTGAATTTCTTTTTTGTGAGACTCCACAAAGTTAATATGACGTGTTTGTACTGACTTAGCTATATCTTCACTTAACCCTTTAGATTTGAGTAATTGTTTATAGTTCTCATTCTTAACAGTGAAATCCTCTGCTATTTCGTCAATACGTTCGTTTAAACCCATTAGGGATTTGTGCAATTCAGAGTAGTTTTCTACTTTTTCTTGCTTATTGTCCAGACCTAATAATCTACGCAGTTTTAATATCATGATATTTGTTTATTCTACACCTAAATGATTAGCAACACGGATAGGTAGTTTATATTCTTTGTTCTCTTTGATATTATCAATCATTTGTTTAGTGAACCCTAAATTATCTTTAGCTTGAATCATTTGATGAGCATATCGATTATACTCACGCATTTTTTCTTGTTTTTCTGGAGATATAGCTGGTTCACTTTCTTCTTCACTTACTCCATACCCGTAATCAGAAGTCTCTTGTGGTTCTTCAGAAATATAATCTTTAGGGTAAATCTGTTTGTAACTATACTTATAAATAGAAGGCATTTCAGGACAGGTATCCATTGGTTTTTCCCCTATTTCGTTTGAAATTGTTCCCATCTTACGTATGCAATGCTCAAGAGTGTTGATAATTGCCCCTTTGTGTATCAGTAGCTTTTCTTTTACCTCTGAACCTTTTACATTCACATCCCCTAATTCTGTATTTTCAAGTTCATGAATGATAAAATAATTCAATGATTTTTGAATATCTTGCTCTTCTTGTTTGATGTCTTCCTTGTTTATCATAGTTTAGTAACCAATAATGTAATTAGTACGGCTATTGAACCCCCAAGTGTTCCGAAAAAGCCAGCAACAAAACTTGTTTTCATACTTAATGTTGCCATATTCTTCTTTAAATCAGAAATTTCTTGCAACATTTCGTTTTTAAATGATTTAAAATCCTCCCTCATTTCGTTAATAGAGGCTAACACGTGGACTTTATATTCATTCCAGTCATTCTGTTCACTCATCATTTCATTTATATTTGTTCCTTCACGAATTTCATCTTCTAAATATTTCAATTTTTTCTTTTCCAATCTAAACCTATATAATGAATACAAGAAAGAGAACAATCCTGCCAAAAAAGGCACTAAAACTATATATTTTACCACGACACATATCACAAGAATTTTACACAAATATATTTAGCCCACTTAAAAATAATAAAATTTTACCACTTTTAAAAGTAATATTAAACATATTTGGTAACATCACCTATTTGGATAGGTATCTTTCTTGTTCTCTTCACTCTTTCTTTTATTTCTTTTTGTTTTAGGGAGAATTTACCTTTTTCTTCATCCCATTCGTAACCCTTTGGTATCTTACGTAAATGACACCTGCAAAATGGATGGGTTGAGCCAATTACTGGTTTCCAATCATTTACCTTCCTTCCTATATTTGTTCCATTGGCTGACAATTCTGATAACTTAAACACTATCGGTTTACTCCCAATCCCATTAGTCAAATGTAAACGTATGCAATGACGACATGCGCCTTGGAATGTGTCTTTAAATACCCTTGCATCGTCTCCCTCCTGTTCTCTTATTACGCTTTCCCGGCCTTGTTGAAAAATGTCGTTACACTCTGTTTCAACTATTCGTGCCCAATCGTGGTTCCAAACTTCTGTTCTATGCCCTATATCGCTTACTATTGACTTCAGGCTTTTACGTTCTATTGTTCCTCTTTCTATTTCTTCTTTTACTGCCTTACGTCTTTCTTCTCTTAACTTATCGTCTTCATTAAACAGTATATTAGAAACATCTCCTTTTATCTTAGTTCCTAATCCTTTTAGATGAGTATATGTCTTTTGTTTTGCTGCTTCGTATTCTGCCTGTTCTCTTTTGGATAGAGGAATGTACTGACCTTGTTTAATATGCTTTAAGAAATCATCATACTTTATATCCTTTGCATCCTTTTCCTGAAGCATAGCAGACAGTCTTCCCCACATCAAACTTTGATAGTAAGTTGGTACTCCTGCTTCTATTTTATCAATATCTACACCGTTAGAACGTAAAATATATTTATCGAAATCATCCAATGAATCTTTCCCCAAAACTTGCATAATGAGGAAAGATTGATGGTAATCGACAATCGAAAGTATTTCTCTTATTTGATCAACTGTGAACATTTACTCTTCTTCTAAATTAACTTTCTTTACTTTACGTCTTATTTTACGGTCGTAGCTCTTCTTTTTATTCTTCTCTTCCCTTTGACCTTTCTTAAAAGATTTGCCCATTGTTTAATTTGCTCTAAAGAACCTTTCTTTTATTTTATCTCCATTTTCATACTCAAACTTAACCCAACAACCCCCCATGTTAGGTGGTGGAAATTCTTTTGTGTCGGCCCACGAACTGTCAGTAAATGAATCGTCCTTGTAGGTTCCTAAACTAATATGGGTTTGTTCCTTTTTAAGGATATTTCCTTTTTGTGTTACAGATACCATAGGGAGAGCAACAATCCATTCATTGTGTATGTGACCAGAAACAAATATATCTGCACTAATGTAATTTTGCCTTCTATTTGTTTTTATTACCCCACGTGTAACTGGTGAATTACCTCCTGAACCGTGATTAAAATAGAGTAGTCTTGAATCTGAAACATGTCCTCCTTTTTTAGAGAAGTTGTCCCTTAATGATAACCTTACAAACCCTGAATAATCTCCTAATTGGATACCTAACCTTTCTGCAAAGTTCCTTAAAACATTAACCTCTTGTCTTTTTAAAACACTTAATTCGTGGTTTCCGTAAGTAACCAACTTAATATTGTCTTTATACGGTTCAAAGAACTTAATTGCATCCCTAACTAAAGCATCAAAATAATCTTTTACATGATATTCAGGTCTTAAATCTGATTTATCCGAACGTGGATCATAACGTCCTTGCATCATGTCAAATAAGTCACCAAAAATATATATCTGAGCGTTTTTCTCTTTTGCTTCGTCTAAATGTTTCTTTAAAAGTTTTCTATCACAATGTTTACTATCAAAATGAACATCACTTAATAATAGCACCCAACTCTCCCAATCTTTCTTCCTCTCTACCTTGATACGTGATGTAAAGATGTCATTAGTCTTTTTAAATTCAACCATTCTTTAGAAATTTAGTCATTTTATACGTTATATCGGCCCTCATTTTGTTAATCTGTAATTTAAAATCGTCTTTTGATTTATTTTCTATTACTTCACTTACATTAGGATAACGGTATGGGTCTTTTGCTTTCGCTTTAGCTGGACGTATTGTTTTTTTATCAATTTTAACCATATTAACCTACTTCTAAAATATGCATATTACCTTTAGAGTAAACAACTCTTGCTTCTGAAGCATCAAATGACTCCCCGTCCCCTGTGCCATCAAATTTAGACTCCTTACTTTCAACATAGTTAACTAACTCTCCTAAATTATCCATATCATCTAAATCATCATCATCAACTTTATGGGATGACAATTCGCCGGGAGAATTAACGTTATCAACAAGTACCCAGTACCCATCGTAAAGTTCTTTTATTTCATATTCCCCATTATTTATACTGACAGAATCATAATCAATATCTATCTTAATGTTCTCATCAATCAAAATATCAAATCCAGAAATACTATATTCTGTTTCTTCCCCTTCATCTAAATTTTCTTTAATCTCTTTAATCTCGTTACCTAAATCATAAGCAGATTCAGCTTCCACGCCATCCCCTCCAAAATTCCAACTACTCCATCCTCTTTTCAAATCCTCTTCAATATGGTCTGAAAATCTTACAAAATATTCGTGATCTTCACTAAGTTTATAAGATAAAGGTTCTCCTTTATGATCTTCTTTTTTTATGTTTTTGGTAGGCTTTTCTTTCTTTCCTCCATACTTCATACCAACTCTTCCCAATTTTCTATTTTCAGGAGTATCTTTGTACACACCACTTCTTGCTTTTTCTATTAAATTATCACAACTGTAATCAAAAGATTTTTCAATAAAATCTTTTCTTTCTTTATGATAATTATTTATCTCTTCTTCAAATTTCATATTAGTTATCTAATTTCCCTTTAAACAAGTTATCTATATATTTCATTGACTCTGCTGCAATCGGGTCTGATTTGGCTGATTTTTCATACTCATCGAATGGATTTTGAACTCCCTCATCACCTTCTCCGGTTTCTTCATCTACCAAATCATTCATTTCCTGTCCACCAAATTGTTTAGCTTGTTGTGCTGATTGAAAAACTTGGTTTAGGATGGTGTCTTTTTCTGAATCAAATTCCCGTCCGGTATATTTCTCAAACATATCTTCGTGACTTACGAATCCAGCTTCAGACTTTTTCTTGTCTAATTCTACCTGTCTTTCTTCGTCTTCTACTTCTACCCCTGTAAATTGAAATTCATACTTCTCGTCTATCTCGCTTACAATAAATTTGTTGATTAACTTCTGTAAGAATCTTAATAGAGGTGTTAACCCTTTCTTTTGTGAATGATCTAACCTTTCTCTTTGTCCATCTTGACCGAACATATCCTTTTGGTTCTTAAAGTGGAAACCAAGCTCAGATGGGTCTATTTTGTACATAGAGCAGAACATTACAATCAGGAACTCATTCCAATTTTGGAACTCCATATCCCTGTTATTTTTCTGCAAATCAACCCATTCCATATCTAACCCTTCGAAGACCGGGATTTTATGAGAGTTGTGAACTCCCGACATCATCTGCCTCCATGCCTGACGAAATTCATTGAGAACATTATTACTCATGTTCCCCTCTTTCATCTTAATGAAACCTTTAGGTTGACTTCCTTGTTTAAAGAAGTTACCGTTGTATTGCATACCCCAAAGAATCCACGTTACAAGTTCTATTCCGGCTTCTAATTCGCTTACACCGTAACCATTCAATCTTACATTAGAGGACTTGTTACGTACTCCATACATCAATTCCCAAGGATAGTAAACAACTGGTCTTCCTGTAGCATGATTAGTGACAATATTTTGATTCCAGACCTGTGCATATTTAGGAAGGTATCCATTCCTTTCCATTCCCTTAAACTGGTCTTTAAATCTTTGGTCGTTACTGTCCAATATGCGGATTGTTGAACCATCTACTGCTACGTGCTTAAATAAATCCCCTTTTCTATCCCGGATTATCTCTGCTGTAGCTTGGTCAACAGTTAGTGAATCTTTTACTATCTTAGTTACAAACTCTACAAGGTCTTCTCCATCATCCCATTTTCCACCTCTACCTCCGTACTCAAGATAGTTTACTATGTATTCTATTTTCTTTTTATCTTCTGAGGTGAGTTCTTTTTCTTTGTCTTCAAATAACCCCTTTTTTCTTACAATAGTATATCCTGCTTTCTCTTCATCGTTAGAGAATTTTAGGAAGTTCTTAACTTGGTCTAACCGGGTGTTTATTATAGAATATACAATGGGGATATTCCCCATCTTCTGAAGAACTTCAAAGGGTACTCCACTATAATTTTCTTTGTATCCTCTTCCTGTATGGTAAGCTGCTTCGTCAGGTACGAAAAGGTGTGATTTTAAATCAGGAGATTTTTGTGGTTTTTTATTTGATTCAAGGTAGTTTTGTGCCTTAATTATTTCAGACACATCTGTACTTTCAAGAGAAGACTTTAATACATTGTCTTTATGTAGAGACAAGCCTTTTATGATACTGTCAATTTGATTAAGTGACAAATCCTGAACATTCAGGTTTTCTGTACTTAAAATTGATTCTTTAGCCTGTTCTTTTTCTTGAGACATATTTAATTTTTCAAATATATTAAAACGTAAAAACCTCAACAGACCTAATTAAAGACCTGTTGAGGAAAACTTAACTATTATGGATTAATCAGAAAGTCCATTAATTAAGCAGCTGTGGTAAATGTTCTAACTTCGCTTTCTGAAGTAAGATCACCTGATTTAGCTACGATTTGCCAGCTATATTCAGTAGCTGCTGTAAGTCCTGTGTAAGAATAAGTAGTTCCAGTTTCTCCTTCTGAAGTTGGTGAAGCTGGCTTTTCTCCCGAAGCTTCCCATAGGTAAACATCATATTCGTCTGCTCCGTAAACTTCTTCCCAAGTTAGGTCTCCAGCCACTGCAATATCTGTTGCTCCGGCTTCAGGACTTACAAGTGTTGCTCCGGCAATATTTAGTATTTCGGGGCCGTTATCCAAGTCATAAACTGTTAGATAAAGTCCTGTATTGATTGCCTTTTGCATTAGTTCTGTTTCGGTAACAGATTCTACTACATAGTCAAGTCCCAACTTAGTTGCTTCTGAAAGTGTTCCTTGAATATCGTTAATGAATAGTTTATCGTAACTACCTATTCCATCAGTAATGATGTCTATATCTACTGATTTATCTTGATTGTGAAATTTATATGTTTTTGCCATTTTTAATTAGTGTGATATATTATTTGTGCGAAATTAAAATAATTCTTTTACTTTCTTTTTTAATGCCTGTTGAAATTCACCAAAAGGTTTATTTTCATATTCTTTACTTAGTGGGTTATTCCCATCTGAGCCAAATAAAGCTAATTTTTTAGATAAATTTTCATAAAAACGTGTCTCTTTTGCAACAGGCATATCTTCAGTAATTTTACTAAAATCTTCATCCTTAATCATAGCATCAATTACTGCCTTTTGTTTAGGGGATGCATCATCTTGAAATTCTTTAATTCTTTTGTTGTTACCTTTATTTTCTTTCTCTTCTTTTCCCTCTTTCTTCTCTCCAGTTTCTGAGTTACCTTTCAGCTCATTCAAAAATTTAACCTTTTCATCTTCTGTCTTTAAAGATTCATACTTATCTAAGTTACTGTTTCTTTCTTCTGTTGTTTTACCCCAATCCAAATTATTCATGGTTGGTTTTTTCATATCTTTCCCTTTCTTCTCAGTTCCCTTCTTAGCTCCTTTAGTTTGACCAAATCTCATACCTACAATACCTTTCTTACGATTGTATGGTGTATCTTTATATACACCGGAACGTGCTTTCATTAGGTTGCCTTCTTCGTCTTTGTCCCACTTTACCTGAGATGGGCGAAAGAACATAACTGATTTAGTGAGGTCTGCTTCAATCACTACTACCTTATTCAGGGATTTGCTATCAATAATGAAGTCGTTCAACTCTCCCTTTTCTATTTCGTCAAGTTCATCTACTTCTGACTTCTCAATTAGTTTCTTCTTGTCCGAAAGCCACGCATTCACTTCTTGTTCGGTAAAGACTTCGAGGTCATTCAAACGTGCGCTCTTTTCAAAGTCTTCTCTTGTTATTGTGTTATCTTGAATCATGTTAATATGATTGTTTACCAATTTTGTACGAATTATTCCTTAAAATTAAAACTTTAAAGATTAAAAACAAAATTTTAAGTCATATTTTTATCACTTTCTTCTTCCAATATGTACTTTTTCACGTACCAATATACCCTGTTCCAGTTCTTGATAGAGATTATGCCTTTGTTGTATAAAAAGATGAGATACCCTGTTGGTACATCCTTCATCTTTCTTCCTGCATACTTTCCAAAAGGCATATCACTGTCTTCGTTCATCTTACTGTTTCTTAAAATGGTAATATGTATTCTTTCTCTACAAATTTAGGAATGAAACCTCCTTGTGTGCAACCCGGAACAGGTATTAGTTGGTCACCTACCTGATCCACATTAAATGTTTCTCTTATTTGAACATGCCATTTATTTTTAGGTGCTAATCTTGTATTTACTAACACATGATAACCCCCTCTTGTTTCAAGAATATTATATGTATTTTCTGGTAATATATTTCCAAGGTCATATAGATTAATATCTTTTGTATCAATATCGAAATCACAAAAATGGCTTTTGCTTTTACTTCTCTGTATGCAACTTAAAGCTTCAGCGTGTATATTATACCCATTACCATTTGATTCTATTAAATCTACACATTTTTTCATTAATCCAAAAGTTGCTTTCTTCATATCTCTTGGATTAGGATTAATGTAGAGCACTAAACTTTCTTGTGGTGCTGGAATATCTCTAATCATATAACTACCAATCTCACATTCTAACTGTTTTATTTTATCAAACAACTTCTCTTTGTTGCTTGTAAATCTTTTCAATTGAGTTTTATCATTACTCTTTATCTTATCAGGACAATACTTTTTCCTTGCAAATAGAGATACAAAGTATTTTTCATTCTCTTCAAGCTCTGGGAGCCAATCTATAAACTCCCTTAGTTTCTGTTCATCCTTTATTATTTGGTAATTCATAACGATTTTTATTTATACTGTTACTTTTTCCTTTGAACTCTTAATTTCAATGTGATGAATTTTTGATACCTATACTCCGGGTGTAACAATTCTCTTGCATCTACGTGAATGTGATCCATTACCTGATGAGCAAACACTTTCTTTGCTCTTTGAATTTCATCTTCCAACATATACTGACCACGTTCATCATTCATTCCTGCTAAGTTGATAGTCTTCTCCATCGTTAGAGTATCAAATGGAATATCTTCTACTACGAATGATGAAGTAGAATGTAATGGGGAATTGTGTTTATACCCTATGTATTCTAACAGTTCTTCTCTTAGGAAGGCTGCTAATGCTCTTTTAATTCTTGTTTTTAATTTCATGGCTTAATCTAATTTTAAGTTTTCTTTTTCGTGATCCTCTTTTATTCTTTCATGAAAAGTTTCTTCCCCATCATCTCCAGATAGAAGGTAATCTATTCTTTGGAGATATATTTGCGCCTTTTTTATTAATTCAAAGCCTATTTTAAAGCGTTTCAATGTCTCTTCGATATATTCGTCCGGGTTGTCTTTTAAGTGGCTTCCTATAACCTCTAAAGCATCTTCCCACTCATATCTTGATTGTAGATAGTCAAATCTTCCTCCACTCATTATCTATCCTCCAACTTTTCTTCCAACCATTTTATATATTCAATGATGTCTGGAATATCATCAAGCATATCATTTACACCTTCAACCTTATCCCATGCTTCTTTTATTTCTTCTGCTCTTTTGTCCCATTTGTCGGCTATTTTAATACCTAAATCTGAACAAAGAAACTCTTCATTTTCTGTGTCATAAACCTCCTCTTCAAACGTTTCCTCAAACTCTTCTGTGATACTTAGAGAAATATCTTCTCCAAATGGTTCAAACTGTTCAAGTACATCAGGTTTTGCTGAATGACCTCTGTCTGCTTTAAATTCACGAAGTAAATCTTGTCTGTTCTTTTTCATCTCTTTAGTTTTTGTGTTTGTTTAGGGTGCTAAATTGGTTACTTTATATTGAAAAACAAAATTATTTATCAAGTTTTAATAAAAAGGGGATAAAGGTGACGTTTCACCATATCCCCTCTCCTAACCAAAATTGAACCTACGAAACCCTACCTACTTATCTTTATTTCTCTTTTTATCTTCCCTGATACACTTTATTAGGGTTGATTTGTCTCCTTGAATGATCTGCATAGCCTTTATCCTAAAAATTTAACTTCCTTTACTTTACACAAAATATCATCAAACTTACGTTCCCAATAGTGGAATGGTAAACTTTCTCCCTTCCCTATTGCCGTTTCTGCATCAAAACTTTGAATCCAGTCTTCATTTATGCCAGCAATACGATTGAACTTATTCCTATATCTCTCAGCCTTTTCTTTATTAGAAGTTGAGAATAAGAATTTTATACCGTCATCAACGTGAACTATCACTACGTAATGTTTCATCTTTTTTTTATTCTCTAAATTCTACTTCTGTTACATTTGCTTTTGGATTGTAATACATCCTTTCCCAATACATGAATGGTAGAACATTTCTATCCCGGACGTTGTAATTTCCTACCCATTCTTTTGCTGTTTCCTTTATCCGGTTGAACTTGTTCTTCCACTCTTCCGCTTTCTCTTTATTAGGGGTTGTGAAGATGTGGTAATCTGTCTTATCTTCATATTCCCCGGTTGCGATTGTTACAAGATAGTGTTTCATGGTTTAACCCTCCATTTTTGTTAATAATTCGTCTATTTCCGCTCCTGTTTTACATTCAGCGATGCTATTTATCAGTTTTAATTTAGAACGCCTTATTGCCTTATTAAACATCTTTTCTCCTTCTTGTCTAAACCAGACACATGAATCTGAAGTTGTTTGTGCTGGATTTAAAGCCGGGTTTGGTGCACTGGGTGCTGAAATGATCTCAACCTTTCTGTCTTGATGTTCAATTATCACCCCTCTTATTGTTGTCCAGATTTTCATTTTTGTCTTGTAAAAAGGTTTCAAGTTCTTTAATTATCTCTTTATATGCTTCTTTCTTTCCACTTTTAACACCCCAAGAAATAGAAGCAGGGATGACACTCATTTCATATTCTAACCTTTTTATTTCTACTTTAAAATAGAGGATTCTGTCTATGATATTTTGTTTTGTGGATTCAGATATGTAGTGTGGCATGGGTTCTAACTTATTGTTATTATGTGCTGTTTGTTGATAGAGATTGGTTCCTCTACCTGTTCATTAGGGAAGTCTAAACCTCTATCTATGGTTACTTTCTGTGTTAGATTTACAATTTCTGAAGCTAAATGGAATGCATTTACAGCTTTCTGGTACTCTTCTGTTACATGAAGTAGTTCTCCGGTTGATAGTTTTATTGTTGCCATAGGTGTTTTATTTTTAAAAATGAATCTTTAAAATTTGTTTGAGTAAGTTGTTATAAAACAAATAATTAATATATTAATTTTATATATTATTGTTGTGTGCAATACTACTCGCCAACACGAGCCTTTGCAATTTCAAAATATTTAGGGTCTTGCTCCATCATAATATAATTCCGTCCAAGATTTTTTGCCCCAAGTCCAGTTGTTCCGCTTCCACAAGTATTATCAAGTATCAAATCATCTTCATTGGTATAAGTCTTAATCATATACTCAATTAAAGATAATGGTTTCTGTGTAGGGTGCAAATGCCCTGCTCCACTTGGGTTTGCAAATTCTTGTATTGTTTTTGGGTAATTCCCTTTCTTGCTTATTTGTTTAGTGTATCGTTCTTTTCCGTAATTTTTTACAATTCCACTCCCTTGTGCTGGTCTGCTGTTGTTAAACTCTCCATCAATTAATCCTTGTGGGTTGTATGTGGGTAATTTTTTGTAAAAAATTAACACGCTTTCGTGTTGTCTTAAAGGCATTTTTTTTGCATTTAAGTGCCCGCTGCACTTTGTTTTTTGCCATATCCATTCATATTTAAACATTTTTGGGTTACTCATTACTAAAGCACTTGTAAATGGTTGTGCAGCTGTTAACACTATTGCACCATTATCTTTAATTACTCTTTCGTATTCGCTCCACAACTTATCCAACGGTATTACACTATCCCATTTGTTTTGAGTAGTACCATAAGGCAAATCGCAAAAAATCATATTAATACTTTTGTCTTCAATATATTTGGGCATTAACTCTAAGCAATCCCCTAAATAAGTTTTGTTTATATCCATAGTTTCGTTCTTTTAATTAACACCGTACTGCACACAACAATGTGTATAAGTAATGGCACGTTAAAGTTTGTGGCATAATTCAAAGGTTCGGTGTATGTGCCACTACTCATACACTCGTCAGTTATTTTCAAAAGCAAATTAAAGTCTTTTATATTGAAATACAAAATAGAGAATCAAGTTTTAATCCAAATATGGTTGATTTATTTCGTCTTCCGGGGATTCTTCGTGTAAGGATTGATATTTTTCAAGTTCTGTTTCTAAGTTGCTTATTTTCTCTTTTAATGTCTTATTTTCTTTATCTTTGTTTTTTATTTCTTCATCTTTCCTCTTATTTTCTTTACGTAAATAATCAACTCGTTCTAAAATATCTCCAACAACTTCATTATTTATATCAAATAGTTTAAAGAAATTTACTTCCAGACCTCCATTATTTTTAATGAAAACACCTTTTTCTATCAATAAACTTATATACTTTGAAACTTTAGGCGCACTTACACCTATCATTTTAGATATTTTATTATTAGAGTATTTTATCTTGTAAGATTTGCCGTAGATAATATGATAAATCTGGATTATGAACAATTTTTCTTTCCATGTAAAATTATCAGAGATTATTAGGAAGTTTGGTATCTTATCCCATGATCCCTCAAGGTTATTATTTAAAACTTTATATTCACTTATAGGGGTTGTGTGGTAAGAATTTTCATTATAAACTCTTTTTGTTTTTATAGAAATCAAACCTTTATTTTTTAGGGAGTGAACAATCTTCAAAAGTTCTTTGCGTGTAGTCTCGTTGTATTTATTGTAGATTAGTCGGGATATGAATTTCACAGTAACAAAACTAATGTTTGTTTTTGCATTCTTATTTTTAAGAAAAACAAGGTAAACAAATCTTTCAAGCTCAGATAGAGAACAGATATTATTTATAATTATATCTTTAGGAGAGCCAGTAAAATCACCAACGTTAGCTTTATTAAACTCTTCTTTTGTTATATTTTTTATAGTTTCCATATTAAAAAGAAACTCCTAACTGATAACTATATTGCCTCTACTCAATATTCATTACCAATTAGGAGTGCTAATGTTCTTAATATCTTTAGTAGAGGATGTATTTTCATATCACAAATATAAAACTATTATCTCTAATTACAAAATTAAAAATAGTTAGGCGTGCCTTTCGCACGCCAATTTTTCCTAACTAATTCTTTCTATTTATTCTTGTTTATAATAACTCTTGTAATAACTCTTGTAATATAGGGGGGCTATGTTTATGCGAAAGGGGGGTTACGTTTATACCGAAAGTCGGGTAGATTTTAATCGAAAGGGGGGTTACGTTTATAGTAAATTAAATATTGAACTTTAAAAATAAATTCTGAAAGGGGGGTTATGTTTACACCTCAAGACGTAAAAACGTAACGATTAATCTTATTTATAGGTGCACTTAACTTTATTTTAGGTTGGATAAGAAAAAGAAAGGGCAGCTAAAGCCACCCTAACTTAATCATCTTTGCAACCCGGTTCAAACTAACTTCCCCCATTGTTCAGCCATTGCTTTTGCAATTCCCGGAAATGTTTTGCTTCTTACCCTTTGGCGTTCGGCAGGTGGTAGCTTCATACTTTCAACGTGCCATATCGGGTCTTTTCTTCCGTCCTTGTAAGTGTACATTATCGGTTCTACCACCTTTGTATGTTTTAGTTTAGGCAGTCCTTTAAGCCAAAATCCCGTTTTTTTACTATGTGGGTCGCCAAAATGGTAAGGGTGTACATATTGGTCGGGCTTCCGCCAAACGGTACTCATTATTCCAACAGGGTTTTCGATTGCTATAAAATCGCATTTAGCCTCTGCAATTTTCAGAAAAAACTCTATCGCTTCTTCACGTTGTTTTGGTCTATCCGGAAATCTATCCCTAAATTCCGGCTTCATCCACTTATTACCAGTTACCGTCAAATACGTGCAGGGTGGGTGGGCAATAATCATATCCCAACCTTTATTTAGTTGCTCTAAAACATCACCTTGTATATGCCATTCAGGGTGTCCGCCCGAACACGGCAATATATCACAGCTAAAAGCCTCATGCCCTAATTTTCTAAACTCTTTCGTTACTGCTTGGCTTTCTTCACAAGCCAATAAAATTTTTGCCATTTCTATTTATTTAAAATTGATTTAGTTAATTTATTTACTATAAATTTCACATTCTCCTTCCCTCCTAACTTTTCTATTTCTGATTCTCTAAGTGAAATGTGTATTTGCTTCTTCTTGTCTTCAATGGGTTTTCTTCCAGCACCGGGACGTTTACCACCGTGGCTACTCTCCTGTTTGGGTTTCTGCATCCTTTTCTTCTTCTAAGAGTTTTTCTACAACGATTTCAATAGCTTTTATTTGTGATTCAAGGAAAGAAGGGGATAGGGTATTATCACTTTTAGCGTAATGAATTTTAGCGTAATGAATGAGTTTATTTTTACTATCCCTATATTTATCCTTAATTCCCCAAGCATTGCTAAAATAACCTCCTGTATCTAACCATTCTGTCACTATCTCCACTTGCTTTTCTTCTCTAATAAAATCTACAAACTGGTGAACATAGATTTGTAACTCTTTTTCGTTTTTAGGAGAAGAAAAATAATCGGGAGTGAAACCGATATTATCAGATATAACCTTTAAAGCCGATATTTGATTGCTAATTGCTGTCTCTTTTGCTTTTTTATCCATGATTGGTATATTTACTTGTTTAAAAATTAAAAGGGTTAGAATAGGCTTAAATTGAATATTATTGCTTTTCGTACCTCTCGTTTATTCTCTTAGCATACCACCTATAAATCCGGTCTCCCAAACTATTGCTGTTTTTGTGGTATTTAGCTATCCTGTTAACGTAATCAACCTGACCTTTAATGAGAACGCCTTTCTTTAGATTAGAGGAGAAATACAGGTTCCAAACCTTGTTTAAATTAAGTTTACGGTAAAGGGAAGAAAAGAAAGAGTGAACAAAGAAGAAAAGAAGTAAAAATATCCCAAAGAACAAAAAAGATAAAACAGGAATAATTTTTCTCCATTTATTTGAATAAACTTGTCCTAAAACTTCCCTAAATACATATCCTGCAATAAAAGTATTGACGAAAAAATAAATAAGGAGAATAATCTCTAAATTGTCTAAAATAAATTGTACCATGATTATTGAGTTTTAAATGTTTAAATAAGTTCCAATGCCTGTTTTAATCCTGCTTCAAGAGCTTCTTCGTAAGTTTTAAATTGAAAAATATCAGAATAGTAAGTAACTGCTTTATCTACTGAATCTGGATAGAAACATTCAAATTCCCATACTTCGTACTCATAATCAAAAATTATTTCAACTATCATTTTGTGCTCTTCTCTAAGCCATTTTTGAAGTAAGGCTTGTGTTGGGGCTGAAAAAGTATCTAAATAACCCTGAGATTTAGAACATCCAAAACACCTTTCACCATTTTTTTTTGTTAAAAAACCATCATTCCAATTTTCTTCAAATTCTTCAATTTCATATGTAACTTCTCCGTCATTATAATTTGTAATTGTGTTTTCTCTAAATTCACCATCTTCAAAGTAATGTGAATCACACAATTCTTTGAAACCTTTTTCCTTAGCTAACTTAGCTGTCTTAAATGATATTAATTGTTCTTTCATCTTCTACCTCTTTAATTTGTTAATAAATTCTTTTATAGCTTCCACAACCTCTTCCATTTCCTCTTTAAGTGCCTTATTTGATGTCTCAGCCTCCTTTAGAGAGGTTTTATTCCCTTCAGTGGGGCAACGCTTAGATAAAGTTTTTAACACGCTTAAATGCGCCTTATTTGCGTTTATTTCTTTAATGTAATAATCCTGGAGGGAAATAAGGTCATTAAAGGAAAGAGAAAGGAGTGAAGATTGATTGAAAATTTTATTGTCGTCACAAACTTTTACAGTATATGTGACAGATTTACCTCCACCTACTTTACCAAAGTCAGCAACTATTTGTTCAAGATCAACAAAATTAGACTCTGATTTCCCAGAAACAATAGAAGAAGAGGAATCTCCCACAACTAAATGCCTGAATTGTTCAATAGTGATCTCTGTAAACCCTTCCTTCAATTTAGGAGACCAATACCCGTTTGCCCAAATAACGTGACTGTGAAAATATCCATATTTAGGAGAAAGATTAGAAAGGACATTAAAAGTGTCTTTATCCATCGCTACTTTTAAATCACCCATGCACTCTTCTTTAACTTCAATAGCCCACTTCTCAGGTAGTTCTTCAATGTAACGAATAACAAAAGTAGGGAATGAAATTTCTTCAAAATCTTCATCGTGATAGTTGTGGTCAGCATGAGTAATACTCATATCCTGTTTTTCTAAGAATAAATAGGGTTTATCAGTTTCCTGAACATTTCGATAAACCCTACGCCAACCAAATCCCAACTCAAATGCTCTTTCTTGAACCACTCTTGATTCAAGTTCATTTCTAACATGCACTCTAACGTTCATAGTTTTCTGTTTTAATGATTAAATGTTTAGGAGGAGCAACTTTTGTCCACTCCATTACTTCTCTTGTGCGTACTCCTGTTTCAGTCTCATACACGAAAGAATCAATGTATAAATACCAAATTCCCCCGGTTAACTTCCGGTACCACTTCCAATGTGGAAGAACAGTATTCTTCAGAATAAAATAGAAAAGTAAAAGGTATAAGATACCTGCTAATAAAAATAGTGCATTGTTCATAACTCTCTAATTTTGATTTTTAATTCTAAGACTTATCTCATACATCCACCCTGTCTCATTAGGTGGGTAGTTCTTGTAAAGGTATGCTATCTTCCTTTGTATTACCTGTTCTTTCCTTTCCTGAAGGGTAGGCCCAGTCCAATTAGAAAAGGACGTAGAACAAAGGATAAACAACAAAAATAAGGTGGTTAGTTTCTTCATAAGCAATTAATTTAAAATTTAAACTGAGGCAAATATAAAGGGTAAATCTTGAAAAGTAAAATATTTTTTCAAGAAAGAAAATAAAAGGGTGAATAAACACCCTGATAATGAAT